CAACAAAAAAGAAATACAAATCCGAGGCGTTACATATCATTCTACAAAATTTGCCGCCGCCGCTTTAGGAGTTCGGGCAAATACAATTTCAGTTGCCAAAAAAAATGGAAGCTTAGACAGTGTTGGGCTAGGCATTCGGGGCAATGGTAAAGTTAAAGACACATACGACGCGGAACAGGACGCCGAATACATTCTAAGAAATATAATGGGGCGTACACGGTTTTGCGTGAATGTTCGGGATGAACTAGCAACCCATTTAGAGCATGTCACACGGGGGCCGAAAAAATGACCGGCCAAAACGTCAAGGAACCAGTTGCAGAAGTGCGTTTAACACAATTCAGAACCAAAGAGGCAATGCACACGATAAGACAAATCAATTTGCCGCATAGCTCATATGAAAAATATAGGATAAATTATGGCCGCTAATTACACGGCAGAATGTGCAATGAAATGCAAAGAACCGCTGTTCATGTCATTTCTTGCTGAACTTTCTACAATCCCAATCGACGCGGAAAATTTTGCAAGTTTAGCGGTTTATGAGTTGTGCGGTATTTCAAGCCGTAAGCAATTAAATATTGAACCATTAGCGCAAAAAAACTGGCAGCGTTTAAAGGTCTGGTTTGGAATGTGGCGCGTAGGATACGGGAAAGACAAGCCGCCGTTTAAGATGGGAAACGACGCATACAAACGCGGGGCTGACCTCGAAGAAAACCCATTCACTGAAAATGTAGAAAATGACCATTTTGGGCCGTTTAAAAGTTGGAAAAGTGGATGGCTTAATGAACGCAGTATTAAACAAATAAAATCGGAGAAATAAACCATGAGCGAAGTAGAAAGTTTAACTAAATGCGGGCGGCATCCGGTAACGATTAGACGCAAAACACCGCAGGAAATACTTGAGGGATTTACAGTCGCGGATTTGGTAAAAGATTGGGATAATCGGGTGACTATAGAAAAGCGGTCAAAAGTTCAAAGGCGCAATAACGCATATAAAGAAAGCAAGCGTTTATATGGCACACGGTGCCGGGCATGAGGGGCCACTATATCAAAAACAGACGCGACTTAAATGAGCCGCAAATATTCGATATTATCCGCTCCCACGGAATACAGGTCTACCCAACAGACCAGCCCGCCGACGCAGTTTGTGGCTTTAGGGGTATGACATTCCTTGTGGAAGTAAAGAACGGCCCCAAGGCAACTTTAACGGGGCCACAGATCAAATTTTTAGCAACGTGGGAAGGCCAGCACCAAATTTTATGCACAGATCAAGAGGCTATAGACTGGTGCAAACATATTCGCGCCATGTACTCATGGAAACCAGAAACATAAACGAAAGGTAATACAATGAACACGATCAACACAGATGACGACTACAAACGCCACCCCGTAACAGTTCGCCGCCAAACCCCACAGAAAAGGCTGGCTACGGTTTCAGTAGATAGCCTGGAAGACGATTGGGATAATACGATAGTGATTGCTAAACGCACAGCTTCCCAAAATCGCAACAACGCATGGAAGGCCATCAAGAGATTATATGTGACTAGGGGGCGAGCATGAGTATTCAAGAATATCGTGCTTTTATTAATAGTAGATCGAACGTAATACCAGATCGCGGGTTTGACGCCACAGACATAAACCCACTTGCCAAAAAGCACCAAAAAAAATGTATTGAATTTGCATTGCAGTTGGGTAAATCTGCATCATTTTTAGATACTGGATTAGGTAAGTCATTTATTGAATTGGAATTTGCGCGGCAATGTGCGGATGAAACTGGCAAGCCTAGCCTGATATTAACACCGCTTGCTGTTGCGGGTCAGATGGTTAGGGAAGGCCATAAATTCAACATAGACGCGCGTCAAATACGTGAACAGTCTGAAGTTGGCGGCGGCGTTATGGTTGCCAATTATGAGCGGTTGCAAAAACTTGAACCTGATTGTTTTGGGGCGGTCATATTGGATGAAAGCTCTATTCTTAAATCGTTTGCAGGGCGTACTAGAAATATGCTTTTAGATGCTTTCAAAGATGTTGAATACAAGCTGGCTGCGACCGCAACACCATCCCCTAATGACCATATGGAATTAGGCAACCATGCAGAATTTCTAGGCGTTATGCGGCAACAAGAAATGCTTTCCACATGGTTTATAAATGACACGTCAACGGCGTCACAGGATTGGCGGCTAAAAGGTCACGCGGTAGAGGATTTTTGGCAATGGGTCGCAAGCTGGTCACGTTGTGCTACTTTGCCAAGTGATTTAGGTGGCGATGATACTGGCTATATTTTACCAGATGTTGATCGGAAAATTCACATTGTTGATGCCGATCGATCTGTTGATGTCGAACAGGGTATGCTGTTTCGTATTCCAGAAATGAGCGCGACAAGCTTTCACAAAGAAAAACGCCTGACATTAAATGCGCGTTGTGAAAAGGCTGCTGAATTGGCAACCCATGATAAGCCTGTAACTGTTTGGTGTGAAACAAACGATGAAAGCGCATTATTGGCTAAAATCATTCCAGACGCGGTCGAGGTTCATGGGTCACTATCAGCGGATGAAAAGGAAAAACGCCTTTTAGGTTTTGCCGATGGTGATTTTCGGGTAATGGTTACAAAGCCAAAGCTGGCGGGTTTCGGGGTGAATTGGCAGCATTGCGCCCATGCTGTTTTTGCATCAATTAGTTTTAGCTATGAGCAACACTATCAGGCGGTTCGCAGATCGCATCGTTTCGGGCAAGTCGAACGAGTTAGAAACGACATTGTAATTTCTGATACAGAGAATAGCATATGGCAGGCGGTTAACGTTAAGTCTCAAAAGCACGACGAAATGAAAAAACGCATGGCGTTGGCCATGAAGAAAGCGCAAAGCGTAAAGCAAACGCGCGTGAAGTATGATAGGCCGCTAGATTTAGCCTTCCCTAAATGGATTATGAAAGGATAATACATGGAAAAGAAACAACCAGAATACCAAGGCGAAGGATGGGCAATTCACAATTCGGATTGTGTAGAAGGAATGTGGGCAATGCCAGAGGGAAGTGTTGACTTGGCAATATTTAGCCCGCCGTTTGGCGACTTGTTTGTATACTCCGATAGTGAAAGAGATATAGGCAACGCAGGCACTGGTGACGCATTTATGGAAATGTACAAATATTTTGCCGAGGCTTTGACGCGGGTTTTACGTCCAGGGCGCATGATATGTGTTCATTGCACAGACTTGCCGATGCGCAAGGGTAAAGATGGGGCAATAGGCCTAAAGGACTTTTCGGGCGAATTGGTAAAAGCGCATACTGACGCTGGTTTGGTTTATCATGGCCGCGCTACTATCTGGAAAGACCCTGTAGTCGAAATGCAAAGAACAAAAGCACTAGGGTTGCTTTATAAGCAGATCCGCAAAGACAGTGTTATGAACCGCGTAGGGATGCCAGATTATATGCTGTTTTTTCGCAAGGATGATGTGAATGAAGAACCGATACAGCACGCCGCGCCGCAATCAGCCGAGGCTGTTTTAATTGCTAAGAATTGGTTAGATGATTTGCGCAGGCATGGGCTTTGTTCTGACATTCCCGATGATGATTTACTTGCTCTTTTAATCAAGGAAAGCGAGTTTGACGTTTACGACTGGCAGCGTATTGCATCGCCTGTTTGGATGGATGTAAAACAAGGTAACGTATTGCGGCGAATGAAAGCCGCCAATGATGAAAAGCACGTATGCCCGTTGCAGCTTGATACAATTAAACGTTGTCTTAGGCTCTATTCTAAGCCGTGTGACGTGGTTCTTGACCCGTTTAATGGCATTGGCTCTACAGGCTATGAAGCGGTTAAGTCTATGCGCCGTTATATTGGGTTTGAGTTGAAAAAGGAATACGCAGAACAAGCAAACTTAAACTTGCAGGATGCGGCTGCGTCTGGCCTTGATTTATTCGCGGCTGAATGAAGAAGTTGAAGCCCAAACATGAATAAAGCAAGCCCCGCCAAATGAATGGCAGGGCTTGAAAACTACGGTAGGTTTCCGTAGGGTACTTACACACAAGAAAGCATGTGTAGATTACAAGGCGAGGGCCGACAAGTCAACACATGCGCAACCAGAAAGCGCGTAACATGCAAAATAGAAAGCATTCCTTAAAAATCAAAACAGCCGTTTATTCATTCGGGTTCATTAGATGAAATACGCTTCTTTTAATGTCCACGCTTGGATCAAGGGTTGCCGTGGTTTAACCGCTGAACAAGAGGGCCACTATATCCGAATTTGCATGGCTGTTTATGACAATGATGGGCCGATCGAATACAACTCAAATAAGCTACGTTTAACGCTTGGATGCAAGGGCGTAAAAAAGACAGAAAGGGTTATTTCTGAACTGATAAACATGTCTTTAATTTTCGAAAAGGCTGGGTTTATATCCAACGAAAAATGTGATGAAGTTTTATTCAAAGCGCACACCAAATCTAAAATACTGTCTCAAAAAGCCATCGAACGCGAAAAAGTGAAAAACGCGATAATAGGAAATAATCCTTTAAAAACAGTAAATCCTGACCAGCTCTATACCAGCTCTATACCAGCTCTATACCAACTAGCTGCAACTAATGAGAAAGAGAAAGAGAAAGAGAAGTATATAACTACTACTGTTGTAAGCTCGAAAAACGCTTTAACACCAACAAGTGTTGGCGATGTAAATTTAATAAAAAACGAGTTCACAAAAATCTGGGCCGCATACCCTCGTAAAGTCAGTAAACAGGCTTCTTTGAAAGCTTACCAAAAAGCCCGCAAGAAACATTCATATTCAGACATTGCAAACCCATTGCGGGTATTCATCGACGCAACAAACGCGGATGGCGATCCATCAAGTATGATACACTTGGCCACATGGATCAATTCAGAACGCTTTGACCCTGAAGAAGATCAAATCGCCGCCGTAAACGGAAAAACAAAAAAGGCATTCACAAATGGACAATCAGGAAACCAAACTATCGAAACATGGGCAGAACGAGCAATCAACGGCTCTCTCGACAAACCGCCAGCCGATTAAACCTGAGAGCATGACTTGGCGGTTGGTTAAAATTAAAATGTTTCTAGGCCAATTCTACCAACGCGAACTAGGCGACGCTGAAATGTTACTTTGCAAGGAATATGTTGACCTGCTCGATACCTTCACCAACAACCAGATTAACGAGGGCATTCGGGAATATCAAAAACACGGCCCTAGATCACAACAACACGATAAGCTGTTAAAACCAGCCTCAGGGGACTTATACCGCTTTATTGTGGGTAACACCTACAAAAGCACCCCAAAGCCGCCACAGCCCCCTTTAAAAGCTCACTGCGAGGATATTACGCCACTTTATATCAAGCCAATAAACCCAGCCAAGAAAGAAAGCGCGGAAAGAATTATTAGGGAAGTTAACGAAAAGTTTAAAAAAATTAAAAAACCTTGTTGACACAATAGGGCATTATGCCACCCCCCTGAAGGTTTCAGCCAATGAAGCCGAACAGTGACATTCGCAAAGCCTTAAAATCACACGGGTTCAGATGGGCACCAAGTCAAAACGCTTGGCAACGTCAACTGACCAACAATGCCCGGTATTCAATGAAGTTGCTTGAAAGAGGGCTTAATGCCCTAGCGTAATTTTTAGTAAGTTTTGCAATAAACGCGATAAAATAGGACATTTTTAAAAATAAGGGCTTGTGCAATAGGGCATAATGCCCTAAACCTATGTTTATAGGCAATGAAGCCCACACACAAAGGAAGCCCACACAATGAACATTGAAATCTTACAAGCAGCACAAAAAATACTTTGGGAAGACCACGACAAGGCAAGCGCGGCGGTGCAGGTATTCCCAAAGCTTCCAAACGGTCTAACACCTGACAGCGTTAGATTTAGCCAGCCTTTTAGAACTGCAAAGGCAGAATATAATCAAGCGTTCCAAGCTTTGCGGGCATTCAACAAACAACACATTAAGACTTTAAATAAAGTACGCAAACCTCGCGGTTACAAATCAGTAGGGGTGGTATGATGGACACAATACAAACAGGCAGCATCATGAGTATATTTTATGACGGCTACTACGACGCAAACCAATTTAAAATGCAATGCAAACAGATCGATCGTGAACATAACGAGACTAAGAAAGAGTTTGTCAGGAAGTGGATACTTTCGCGGGGTGCGGGTGATGTTAATCTAATGATAAAAAACGCTTTGATTGCATGGGATGCTATCGAGGAAATAGGGAAACCAGAATGACATATGATGAATGGCTATTCGATGCCCCCGAAGACCCGGAACCTTGCGACAAGTGCGACGATGAAAACTGCACTTGTGCGCAAGATGAAGAAGACGAACGAGGTGATGCGCTATTTCACCAACGCCAAGACAATGAGAGGCTAGGGCTATGACAAAAGAAGAATTTAAAGAGGCACGCAACGCGCTAGGGTATACACAGGCCACGCT